TATCTTCAATAGAATCTTTTTTATATTCTTTTGTTTTGCATCCTGACTGATCCGTTGCCGCTGTGATTGTTTTTAATACTTTAATTAACATATATGTTGTTTAAATTGAGGTGAGTAATGAAACCCACCTCTTTTATTATTTAAGCTACTATTGCGTGTCTAGGAGATCCTAACACAACAACAACATCTAGAGTTGAACCAGTTGTTGTAGCAGATGAAACTATGTTAAGTCTAACATACCTCTTCTTACCAACATAACCAATTTTTGAAATACCAGCCGCACTTAGAGCCGCACTAGCTTCTGTTCCGATTAAAAAATCATCGACTACAGCTACCTCTCCTGATCCACTAGTGTCAGTATCTTCAACTAATGGAGTATAAGTTCCGTCAGTATAAGAGCTTGATCTAATGAAGAAAGTAACAGACTCAAAACCTAAGGTATCAATTTCTATTCCGTTGGTAGTAGTGTCTGTATTAATTACAGCTGGAGTAAGTCCATTTAAATTTTTAATATCGTTTTTTAAATCTATGTTTGCCATTTTATTTTAAATTAAGTAATTAAAGAGGGGAGTAACCACCCCCCTCAAAGGATTATACAGATACTTTTAACTTAACAAAAGCTTCTGGAAGGACTACTTGTCCGTCTAATCTTTTTTTGAAAGTAAATTTAACTTTATCTTCTTGAGCTAAAGTTATATCGTCTCTGATTACTGTAAAACCAAGTCTATCGCCAATTAAGTAACCCATATTAAAGTCACCATAAATAACAGGATAAGCATTAGCACCAATATTAGCCATATCTGGAATTTCGATATAAGAAGTTCCTGCTATACTGTTTGGTAGACCAGCTCCTAAGTTACCAGACCTCCAAATATAAGCACCTGAACCGTCTTTTAAGTTACGGATAGCTGCTAAAGTCTTTCTATTAAATCCATAGATAGGTCTATATCCAGTTTTTAATTCACCAGCTAAAGAAGCGAAGTTATCAAATTGAATAGCACCAGCAAGACCACTATTAATCTCTGGTACGTTAGAATTAACCATAAATCCTTCAGGAGTATTTACGCCAGCACCATTAACAAATTCAGAACCTTCCGCTCTTCCAAACTCTTCCGCAACATCAAAATTAATCTCTGAAATCATATTAACAGAGGCATCTTGCAACTCTTCTGACGAAATTACAGCCGTTACTGAAAGTTTTTTAGCGACTAACTCTTCTCTACCATAAACAGATTGAGAAATTGCATTAGTTTGACCTTCACCAACCCAGCTAGAAGCAATAAGAGCTGATCTAACAGGCATTCTCATTAGTTTAGAGGGCATAGTTCTAACTTTTGCTACAGATCTAATCGCTGAAATTTCAGTAATTTTTTTAATCATTTCAGACTCTTGAGTAATAGGGACTAAGTATCCACCTTGATCGTTAATATCAGTTCTAAGATATTTCCTTTCTAAGTCACTTAAATCATTTTTACCTTTACAGACAAAAGACTCAAAAGCTTTAAACTCTTCTTGCTTAGCTTTCTTAGAATCGCCAGAAATATTAGGAGCTTTCAATTCTGCTTCTAAAGATTTAATAGTATTTTCCAATTCTTCTTGAGCAGCTTCATTTTTTTTAATAGAAGTTACTAGCTCTTGGTTTTTAGCTTCTTGCTTATCTAAAAAATCATTAGTTTTTTTGATTACAGCTTGGTTGCCTTCTTCGTGTGCTTTACGGAGTGCGGACAATGCCTCATTAACTTCTTGAGGATTAGTATTATCAGTCATATTTATTTATTTGAATTGATTATTGATTTTGTTAATTTTTGCATCTCTTTAATGAGATTTTTAGTAGTCTCAGCATCACGCTGCTTTTTTGACTCTTCAACATCTCGCTGAATAGTAATTTCTTTTATCTTGGAAATAATAGTTTTACTCCCGTTGATAGAAAATCCTTTAGACTTTAATACAGCCTCTATATCTTTTATTGTTTTTACTTCATCTAATGATTTGACATCCATCACCTCCGCTAAATCGTTAGCAGGAATTGGAACTAAGGATATTTCAAATAGATCTAATTTTAAAATAGTTCTAACTTCTGATTCAGTATCATAACTAGCCTCTTTTATTCTGAACCCAATTGACATCTTATCTAAGTCGCCAGCTTTTAATAACTCGTAAGCCTCTTTACCTTTTTGAGTACCCAAATTAATTCTGCCCTTTACAAAAAGCCCTCTATCGTCTTCTTTTAACTCCGTGTAAGATCCTATTAAATAATTAGAAGAGTGATTCCAAAACATTTTAATATTGCTAGGTTTATTGCCTACTATTGATTCTGCAAAAGCTCCTTTATTGATAATATCATCAGTTTTATCTATATTAGAAAAAGTTGAGGCATAACCTTCAAAGAATCCGAATTTCTTATCTTCGCTGTCTTCAACGGCTTTAATTTCTAAACTACAATTATAATGTTTGATCTCTAATTTCACGCTAGGATAATTAATTAATTACTTGATTATAAATTAATCTTATATTACTCTTATAACCAACATCAAGCCGCTTGTCAATATAGAAAAAAAACAATCAATAAATGAATATAGATAAAAATCTGAATATATCTTTTTCTGGAAGTTTTGAATTTTTACAATATGTAATAAGTAAATATGAATCTTACTTAGGATATAGAAATGTTAATGATTTTGCAAAAAGTGCTGGATATAAAGATTCTAGTACTACTTCCTATAGATGGAAAGTGTCTGGAATACCTAATAGAGCGTGGAACTCATTACATAAAGACCTCTTAATTATATTTTTAACTGGTAAAATCTCTATTGAAGATTGCGACTTAATTAGTTTAAAAAATACTTATCAAACTGAGTAAATAGCCACGCAACGGCAATTAGCTTTATTCTTCATAGAAAAAGAATCGTCTCTAGGTCGCTTACCTTGTTCTCCACCAACCAAAAAAAAACCGTCAACATCATCTACCACTTGACCATCAGCAATAGCATGATCCGTTCTAGTTGACGAATCTAATATTGTTGACCAAGTTTTACTTACTTTTATAACTTCCTCCCTAGTGCTAACCAATTGAGATTGATTTAACAACTCCGCTTCTTTTTGTCTGCCCCAAGATTCCGCATCACCTACATTTTGATTAACTATTAATTCTGATCTACCGTCAATTTTACTATCTAAGTTTTTCTTAATATTATTAGCTATAATTGTTTTTTTATTTTTAATAAATAGATTATCATTACCTCCCTCACGTCTTATTTTTTGTAAATCTTCTTCATATAATAAGCTACCAACTAATAAAGCAGTTTCTATCATTTTGCCGTTAGTATCTTCTATAAACTCCGTTTGTTGCTCGCTCTGATTAGCTATAAATAAAGTGGCTGCTAAAGCAAATTCATTATTGATGCTATCTAGTTTATCGTTTATATTTTCATCTACAACTGATATTGATTGTTTTAATTCCAAGCCTAATAATTCAGATTTATATTCTGCATCAAAAAATAACCCATGTTTTTTCTCAACATCTTTCCTAATTTGAAATCCAAACTTTTTAATTGTAGTCCTGTATATATCCCTTATCTCTTTTGTGAAATCGCTATTATAATTACTTGCTAATTCTCTACTTGGCAAATTTCCAGTTGCTTTATATAAGTTCCTAGCATCAATAGATATGTTCCTAAATATTCTCTTAACATCAGGAAGTAATTTAGCTTCTAATTTTCTTTTTTCAATATCTAGGGTTTTAGCCGATTGTTGAGATAAATTAAGAGTTGTCATAAATTTTGTTTAATTTTTGTAATCTTTTTTCTTCTGATATAAAGTTTTTACACAAATCTAATTCAACCATCAATATTTCTTTTAATAAGTGCATAAGATTATTAGATAAGGGTACATTACACAATAACCACCTAAGTTTTGATAATCTGTATTCTAGATCCATCAAATAATGCCTTTTCAAGTTAATTAATTCCTTAATTTCTCTCATATTCTGTTTCATAAATTTTGTATCCTATAGATAGTTCGCCTTTTTCGTTAAAAAAAGAATTGTTGCGTAAAGATTCTAGCTCTTTCTTAGTTATGAAAACTGGGTATAAGTCTATTGGAGCTATAGTTTGAAGTTCGGTAACTGGTATTATTTCTCCATTCTTGATCTTTTTGTTAATACTTGTGGAAAAATTACTGCTTACTATATCTAATTTACTCATTTTCTATTTCATTAACCGCTTTCAAAATCTCTTTAGCACTATAAAAAGGCTCTCCCTTAGGATTAGTAATTTTAGTCATAGTCTTAACCAAACTTTTAGAGGGTGATTCCCTGTTGTCGCTTGTAAACCCATCTTGACCAACTGGCACTAAGTTAAGCGGTTGATATATCGTATCGCCACCAATAGGCAAAGACTCATAACCTAATTTAGTTCTAATCTCATTTATAGTCAATACCCCACTCGCACTTAGCTCTACAGCTTCTTTGGTTTGCTTTTCGTTTAAAGCTTTTATTGATGATGGATCAAATGCTAAAGATAAATTTTCAGATTTAGGATATTTTTTTAAAACCGTATCAGTTAAAAATTTAAATATATTTCTAGTTAATGGTAATATAGTTCCATAATAAAACTGTAGTTGAGCTTGCTCATAATTATTGAAAGTTGACGCATCTTCACTAATTAGAGGTAATGGAATTTTTAAAACTTTACTTATAGATTTCTCAGTATCTTTTTTAAGATTTTCAAAATTCATATCTTTAACAGACTCAGAAAGTTGTTGCCATTGGAAATCTCCTGTTAATACTAAGGGACTTCCTGCATTATTAGCTCCTTTTAAGCGTTTATTTACCATGTCTTGCATTCCTTCCATCTGATCTTCACTTAAATAAGATGCATCACCTTTAAAACTAATTATTCCGCTTGGCGTAGCTTGGTTTTTTAACAAGCAATAATTATGGATACTAGCTTGCATATATTGACCTATTTCCAACTCGCAAGATGATAATTGAGATGACCCATATAAAGTATTTATTATATTGTACTTCTTAAAATGAACCAACTCATTGCCGTTCTTAGCTAAAAATCTAGCTCTATTTTCTTTTTGGAATGTTTCGTTTCTAAAATAAGACTCGTTGCCGTTGGTTGAGGTATGTAGATATTCACTTGCATATCCATCTCTCTGGTTTTCTAATATATTTATATCGTAAGGTTTAAAAGAGTCTAGTCGATTAGGTTTTGTAGTTCCTATGATATTCATGTAAAAGTTACCAGATACTATATAATTGGTTACTAACTCCTCAATAAATAACTGATAGTTAATAAATGGATTAGGCTTGTTTAATAGTTTTATTATTTCATGATCTACAAACTCATTTTTTTTGCTATCAAATACTACTGGCGTTATGCTAGCTATAGTGTCCCTGATTAATTGTACTCCTGTAAATACTGGACAATTTTGATTATAATAGTTTATAAATTCTTGAGATTGATTACTAGATTGACCAATAAAAGAAAAACTATTACCCGCCCCCACGAAAAAAGTCTTACCCAGATTAAAGCTTTTTTTTTCTTTTGGTAAAAAGTTTTTAAATATTTTCATTATTTTATTGAATTTTATTTTTATATATTATAAAGGGTATTATTAATAATATTAAATGCAATAACTAACTTATTTTAAC